ATGACAATCATGTCCAAATCCCGGCAATTAAACCCAGTTGTTAAAACGTCGATATTTATGAGGCATTTTATCTGTCCGCACTTGAATTCTTCAACTATCTTTTTCCGTTGCGCTTTCGGCGTGGTCCCGGTTACCACGTCAGCCGTGATACCCTCGTTTATGACGGCTTGATAGACCTGTTCGGCGTGTGCCAGTCCCGTGACGAACACCAGCCATTTCTTCCTGTCTTTTCCCCGTTCAATGAAGTCAGCGACGGCCACCGCCGTCGTATCCCCTGCCATAGCCGCTTTTTCAAGCTCTCCGGAGATAAATTCCCCGCCTCGCTTGTGAACGTCCGACGTGTCTATCTTGATCGCTCCTGCGCGAGCAAAGACCGGGGAAAGATATCCTTGATCAATTAAATACTGAGGCTCGACGGAATAGATAATATCCTGAAACATCGCGTCTTCGCCCTTATGAAGCCAGCCCGAATCCATGCGATACGGGGTCGCCGTGAAGCCTACAACGCGTAAAGCGGGATACATGACGGCAAGGATGGAAAGTATTTTAACGTATCGAGTAGTATCAACCCGCCCAACTAAATGCACTTCATCGACCAGAACGATTTCCGGGGGAGGGCTTAAAAGATTGGCCGTTTTCTCGATTGACTGGATTCCCGCAAACAGGATCGGAGCGTTATGGTCTTTACGCCCCAAACCAGCCGAATAGATCCCTGCGGGGGCTTCCGGCCATGAATCCAAAAGCTCAGCGTGATCTTGCTCAATGAGCTCTTGTACGTGCGTAAGGCACAAAATACGCGTGCCCGGCCAGTTCTCGGAAAGCTCCTTGATAAGCAAAGCTATGACAAGAGACTTTCCCCCAGCGGTAGGGATAACAACGATTCCATGTTTTGATTTTGGTTTTTCCCAGTAGGCGTAAATAGCGTCAACCGCTGCGCGCTGATGATCTCTCGGCGTTTTCATACTCAAACCTTTTTAAGAAAGGGCCGCGTCATGCCCGGTAAAAGGAAAGACAAGGGCCAAAAACCGGAGCGGTCCTTTCTTGAAAAGGTCTGTTCGGTCTCAAGGGTGACACCCGCGCATGACAGCGGGAGGTGAAAAAAAAGGAAGTACTAGAGTGCTTTCACGTTGATCATAACCTTGACCTCGGCTGTCGGTACGCGCCTTGTAGCGATATCCTGCCTGATCCTTGCTATTAAACAAGCTGTTGTCTCAAACATTCTTTGTAATATCCCCGACCATGAGGGTACGGAAGTATTTTGACCGGGTTAATCCTAAGAATTTCACCCGTGCATCCAACAAATTAAGTTCTGTTTTTGTTACCACGAACCTGATCGGGTATGTCATTTTTTCATCATCTACTTTATATGGCCCGCTTGCGCCTTTTGGTCTTCCCATTGCTATTCTCTCCCATAAACTAAAAAGATAATATACGATATATGATTTAATTTTATGCTATAAATAAAAAAAAAGCAAGCCTGAAGACTTGCTTGTATGGTAACTACTCTGCGGGAGTATCCTCCGGCGGTGGGTCTACCGGTTCGACGTAAATTTGGCCGGAAACTACGCGCCAAGGGGCATCTTCAGGAAAAGTATAATTGCTTTCCTTTTGAAATCCTGCAAGGCGAGAATTAAAAAGAACGTTGATGTCGTTGTTATATCCTGCCTTGATTTCATCGCTTAGAGAATCCCATATTTCATCGACATGCTGCTCATACTTATAACCCTCAAATATTACTATCTTGTCATATTTATTTATCATGTAAATAGCGTATTTTTCATGAGGTGTACGAGTATCAATTACGACCGGTGGAGGAGGGGGTACTATTTCGGGAACTTTGTCAATAAATAAAACATAGCCAAGGCTTATTGCTTCATTTCTATAATTAGCTTCATATCCTGAAAACCAAACTCTATTTACAATGTAATGTTCTATAACAACATAATACCCATTAACGGCTTGAGCGTAATAAACATCAACATCAGGCGCTTCCGTAATTGGTATGTCAGTCGTATCCAATCGAAGTTGATCGTCATTATTTGCAGCGTTATAGTTTGCGACAATTACGAGAGCGTCATCCAAAGACGGTTCAGAAACGGCCGAACGGGCGCTTTTTGCGGGCATCAGTTTTGTGATATCAACGTCCACCCATTTCGAGTTTTTAACGTAATAAGGTTTTACTTCTGCCGTTGGAGTTGTTACGGGGAGGGTAACTGCGGGAGTTTCGGGAGCGACTACGGGAGTTGTTTCCGTTGTTTCTGTAGTTACCGTCGGTATTTCGCTACTGATAGAATCAGTTACTTGTTTGCATCCTGCAAGAATCAAAACAAGAGCAAAAATAATTAAAATCTTTTTCATACTGTACCTTCCTTTGCCTTTTCGGCATCAAACATTTCCCATGTAAACGCTTCGTCTCCGCAATACGCGCACCATCCATTCGCAGAGCCAAGACCTTGAGCGCCTTTTTCATACCGAGCTTTTTCGTATTCCCAAAGAAGCGGTTCGCTTTCTTCTTTCGGGTAAACATCGAACCAGTCGCCCAATTCTTCGCTTACCTTGGTTGTAACGTCAACCGTCCTGACGTTCATTATTTCCCGTGTTTGCGTGTTATAAATGCAAAAATGCTTTAATATTTTCTTTGCCATTTGTTATCTCCTTAAATACAGTATACTACATTAATTAAAAATATACCATAAAATAATAAATATTATTACTTTATGGTATTGTTTATATAAAAAACTAGACCGCCGTTGTATACGTTGTTGCCAGTAATACACCGACATTAACGTAAACGGCAACACCAGCCGTGCGCGGATCGTTCGATTTACCGGTTACGAGGGAGTTTGACGTATCAGATATCGCCCCTCTAATAATATTTTGGCTTATGATTATATCATTTGCAACTGATGAGCTATTTGAGACTCGTGATCCTCCGGCTTGACCATCATTACCATATGCATAAAACTGATGCCAATGCCCCAAAAGTCTATACATCCTCGCCGAACCAACTCCCACCTCACCCGTGATATCTCCTGCCGCGACCAGCGCCTCCCCTGATATCCTTCTGAGCCTAAAGCTGGTCAAACTCCCCCCGATTGCGTAAGGGTGAAACTCGACTGATACAGAACCGTTCGCGGGATATGTTGCAAGAGTTATTGTCCTCGACCCGAAAGCCATTGAAGCAATCGCATAATGAACGCCGCCAATAGTCAAAGCCTGTTGCCGTGCACCGGTAAAAAGAACGCCTGAAGCAAGCCAGCCAGCAGATTCACTTACATACCAGCGGTTAACATATCCCTGTTCCTGGAGAAAGGCTAAAAACAAGTCATTTGCCGCACCCACTCCGAAAGTTAAAACGCCCGTTGCAAGTGTTGCCGTCCAGCTTGTCGTTCCTGCAAGAGATACTTTTTCTGCAAGGAATTTATCTATTACCCATTGAGGCGTTTGCGTGGTTGTTAGATCGTGATTCGCGTCATGAATCGGGATAAGCGGGCAGTACTCCGGGTATGTCGGATGAGCGGTTGATTGTGCGTCCGCAAAAGCCGTGGGCGTTTTTGTGAGACCGCCGACAACATAATCCCCTATAGCAAACCGGCGCGAAATCGTCAACTTGTCCCTGAGGTATTTATCCGTGTACAGGGCATATCCTGAAAAACCCAACCGGTCGAGGTCGAACTTTAACTGACGAAGAGAAGAATCTCCGGCTTCCCAATACGTTCCGTCATCGGTCGCGGGATCGTGTCCCGTTTGCGGGCTTCCGTCCGTACCAGTGACCGATCGGTAAATGACCCCTGCGCGTTGGCAATAAGAAATCACGGCGTAATATTCCTGAAGGTTTTCCCATTCCGGTATACCGTTTTGGAAATAATAGGCCAATTGAGAGGTAAACAAAAGATAAAGACCGTTTATGTCCTGAATGCGCGGAGGCTCGTTCGCGTTATTGGTCGCGGAAAAAAGACCCGAGGCGAACGTTGATAAAGACTGAATGAGAGTCAGGTCTTTTGTCGTTGCCGGACTACCTAAAGAATCCGACCCGAACTTTCCGAATTCTCCCGTTGCGCCTGTGCTCCCAAAAATCTTTTGATGAACCCGTGCTAATAATGACATATTATCTCT